TTCCCGCTACCTCGTCTTATGGCACAGCCGCAAAAGGTGGCGCAACCGACGGCGGCGACGGTGGCGCTTATGGCGAAAACGGCACTGCTGGCGGAACAAATAGCGGCTCTGGCGGCGGTGGCGCCGGTGGTAATACTGGTGTTCGTGGAAAAGGCGGCTCTGGCATTCTGATAATTCGAAACGCAAGATAACGGAGGCAATATCATGTTAAGCAATTATGCAACTAACATAGCTCTAATAGACAGAGCCTCAATGACTGTAACGAACGTTATATGGGGCAATATCTATCGGGAAAACGAGTTCAATACCGACGCTCGTATCGCCGTAGCGATAGATGACCTCGATGTTGAAATCGGGGACACCTATGACGGGGAACACTTCTACCACGAGGGAGAGCGAGTTTACTCCATCTCCGAAAAGGTGGCAGACATGGAATCAGCACTTGCGGTGCTTCTTGGAGGTACAGAATGACCTATTATGAAAGAGCTGTTCAGCTCAGACCTTTGATAGAAAAGGCTGCTCAGACTGGTCTTGATGATGCGGATGCTCTTCAGGGCGTAGAACTTTTCCCACACTGGAACGGTACTGCTTCTTATTCCGTTGGCGACAGAGTTCAGTATAAAGGCATACTGTACAGATGCCTTACCGAACACACGGCTCAAGAGACTTGGAACCCTGTAGATGCCCCAAGCGTTTGGGCTAAGGTTCTTATCCCGGACGAAGAGAAAATATATCCTTGGGAGCAGCCCGAAAGCACCAACCCTTATAAGAAGGGCGACAAGGTTACTCATAACGGCAAGACTTGGATATCTGACATTGACTATAACACTTGGGAACCCGGTGTCTACGGTTGGAGCGAGGTAATCTGATATGGACATAACCGACCCTATGGTTTTGTATCTGATTCAGACCTTCAAGAAGATGTTTGTCCCGGCTGAAAAAGGCAAGGGACTTTCCACCAATGACTTCACGAATGAATACAAAAACAAGCTGGATGGCCTTTCCTCTGGCGGCAATGAAGAAAAGTACGCTGTTGGCGACTGCTTTATTACCACCCGGGAAGGCGACCCGGCTGAGCTTCTTGGCTATGGCGAATGGCTGAAGGTGGAAGGCCGTTCCATTGTCGGTGCAAGCGATGAGTACCCCGTGGGGTCTACAGGCGGCGAAGCTACACATACTCTTACAGAAGATGAACTTCCCGAAGTCAGCGGTTCCGTCAATTTCCGAGCGTGGTCAACAGGCGCTCCGTTTGTGAATGCCAGCGGCTCGTTTTCAAGCGGCGGCACTACGAGTAACACGGCTGCCAACTTCGGCTCAGGTGGTTCGAATCAGGCATATAGAATACTCAAGCACAGCTTTGGCGGCGGGGAAGCCCACAATAATATGCCGCCCTATTACGCCATGTACATTTGGCTTAGAATAGCATAGGAGGTAATATGGCAACTACTACCGAAGAACTTGTAAAGAAAACCAATACAGCGAGTACACCGCAGACCGAGCAGATAAATGCGATGTATGACGCTCAAAAACAGGCACAGATGTCTCAGCTCGAATCTGCTTACAATCAGAACCTGAGCAATGCTCAGGCGGCAAAGGACAAGATTGCTCCGCAGTATCAGCAGAGCGCCAATGACCTTGCTGTGCAGTTTGAGCGAAACCGCAGAAACTACAATCAGCAAGCTCTGGCCAATGGTATCAACACCGGCACAGCTTCTCAGGCTCGTCTGGCTCAGAACAATGAGTATCTGAGAGACTTTGGACAGCTCCGTACCGCCGAGAGCGATGCGCTGACCGAGGCAGAGCGAGGCATTACCGACCTCAAGGCTCAGTACCAGAGCGCTATAGCCGCTGCTGCCGCAGAAAACGACTACAAGCGGGCTGGAGCGCTTTTGCAAGAGTACAATAACCAGTACAGCAGAGACATGAATCGAGCTCAGCTCCTTGCTCAGTACGGTGACTTCTCTATGTATGCTAAACTGTACGGTCAGGAAACCGCTGACAAGATGGCTTCTGCTTGGGTCGCAAGTAACCCCGACCTTGCTTATAGAACTGGCCAGATAAACGCAGCTCAGTACAAGAAGATGACCGGCGTTTATCCTGCAGGGTATGGCTCAACTGGTGGCCATTATTATGGCCCGGGCCCTGATGGAGGCCCTGATGGAGGAGATGGTGGTGAGCCGTACAATGTTACGGAAAATGATATTATCGAAGCTTATGGTATGGGCTACTCATATAAAGACATAACGGACACCATTGCCGGTTCTGCTGATGATGATGCGAGAAAGAGAGAACTTTTAGGTGTATCCGATAGGGTTAATTACAGCATTTTGAGCGGCAATAAGATGAACGAGCGATTTGGCCTCAAATAACGGGAGATAATATGGCGAATAAATTAATAGAAGCTATAGAGCGGCAAAGAAGCAACGCAGCTTCAACCTCCAATAATCCCATTATAAGAACCTTAGAAAATTCTGGTGTTAAGCCTGTTCAGCAAAGTTCTGTTGGACAACTACAAGGTCAGATTCATAGTGTAAAACTTGACGAGCCATCTTTGGCACCGAAGCAGCCCGCCACCACGCCAAAAACCTCATATCTGTCTCAGACCATGAAGGGTATTGGCGGCTTCCTTACCCCTGTTCTGGAGGGTGGCTTCCTCACCATTGGAGATTCTTCAAAGCTTGCTCCGCTTTCAGAGAACATACTCCAGCAAAGAGCTGAAAGGGACTATCTCAGTTCTCTCGGATATGGTAATTACACCAGAGACGAGTATACCAAGCTCCAGCAGAAGCAAAGAGACGACGCTCAGAAAAATCTCGATGCGCTTTATAACAAGAGCATGGATTTCTGGACTGCTGAAGACTATGCTAACCAGAAGACTTATAAACAGCAGATAGAGCAGTACACCAAGGCTTATAACGACGCTCTGAGCGGCGCGGCTTTCCTTGACGATACTCAGAAGGCAAGAGTAGCACAGCTCGAAAAAGAGCAGGAAGCTTTGCTGGATGAAAAGAAGAAGCTCATCACCGAATATACTGTCGCGCTTGACCCAATAAGCAGAGACAGAGTGAAAGCAAAGCAGGACGAGAACCAAAAACAGCTTGACGCAATACGAGCCGAACTTGATGGGCTTGACCCGTCCAAGAAGAACTACATCATGCCCGAGCGTGTGCTTGGCACTGCCAAAGGCTCTTCGAGACAATGGGCTGGTAGCCAAGTGGCTGCCCTTGGAACTGCTGTCGCCGGTGGTAACGCACTGCAAGACGCTTCCTCAGAGGAAGATAGGCAGATTGCAGACTCTATGTATGCCGGTTGGGTTACTGACGACCTTTCTCGTCAGAACTTCCTCGATGCCGGAGTTCAAGGCGATGGTGTCCTTGCAGAGAACAAGCGAGTAGAGGCTTCTCTTCAAAAAAGAGCAGATGAGATGCTTGAACGCAGTAACAAAGAGCTGGAAGATGCGAAGCGCAATCTTGGCCGTGGCGGTCAGGTTGCTCTTGACGTTCTGGCTCAAGGCATCCAGATGGGTCTTGATGCTGCTACGAGAGCTGGTTCCGTATCTATGTGGACTCGTTCTTTTGGTAGCGCTTCTCAGGAAGCAAGGCTTCAAGGCGCCGGTATCGGGCAGCAGTTCATATATGGTGCGGCAGTAGCTACCGTAGAAACGCTTACCGAAAAAATCGCAGACGGCGCTGCTGGCATCTACGGCAAGGGCTCCGCAGATATACTTGCTGACGACATTATTTTCAAGCTTGCAAGTACACCTCGTGGCCAGACCGCTCTGCGCTTCATTTACAGAGCTGTATCCGAAGGCGGCGAAGAAGTGCTCTCCGGTCTCATGGAGCCCGTGCTCAAAGCTATCTATGATGGTGGCGAGGCGTTCAAGAATGCCCACATGACCGCTGTAGGAAAGCAAGAGTATCTGTCCGAGCTTGGTTATAGCGCTTTCATTGGCGCTATCCTTGGCGGCGCTGGCGGCTCAGTAAGCTTGGCCACTGGTCAAGACGCTATGAGCAATGTGTCTGCTCAAGCGAGAGCCGAAATTAGGCAAATGATTTCCTCTGACAATATAAACGAGGCTAAAGCAACCTTTATCGCGAGTAATCCCATTTGGTCTGAAGCCTTCGAAGAAGTCACCGGCATAACCCTTGCCGTGGACAGAACCGCAGAAACTAACTTGGCTGGCAACACCATCAAGGGCAAGGATGGCAAAGCTGTGCCTTCTGACCAGAAAGCAATACTCGAAACTCGCGTCAAGCAGATTATGTCCGCAAAGCCTCAAGCCTCTCAGGAGGCTCAGAGCGCTCAGCAAGCTAAAGGGGATGTCCCTGTAGCACCCACCATCCAAACAGCGGCTACAAGGCAAACTGACGAGTTAAACTCGCAAGCGGAATTCATAGCGCGAGCATTTATAACTGGAACGATATCTGATGCCGAGATTGAGGTTATTCTGAACTCGGAAGAGCTTACATCGCTTTTCGAGAGAGAAACAGGATACGAGCTTGAAGGTACTTCTGAAGACAAGGCCGAACAAATCAAGGCCGCTGTTGATGCTATACATCATGATTTTGAAGAAGACGGGAAAATAGCTGAAGAGAACCGCGCAGCCGTCGAATCCGAAAAAAATGCCGCAGAAGAATCCGGCTTGACGGGAGACATGGCTTCTTCATCCGAGGCGAATCGGCCAAGCGAAAAGCAGACCGTTGATAGCATTATTGACAATTGGGCTGAAAAAGCGGCGGCTCCTACGGGCGAAAATGAGAATGATAACTCTTCTAAGTCTCCTAATGCTCTTGCTGATGTTGTCATAGAAAAAACCGCTTCTAAAGAAGCTGTTCAGCCTAAACAGGCGGCAACTACAAAGCAAGAAGAATCTGCTCCTGAAAAAACTTCATCTACGGAAATTAAGGAATCTGCTGATGAGCCCCCAAAGAAGAAGATAGACAAAAACTTTAAACCAAATCCGGGTGGCACAGAAGTTTATGTTAGAAAGTTTAATCCATTTAATGGTTACGACCCGGCTACGTGGGAACCTAATATAGCTTCTGAGGTAAAAAGGTTTGTAAAAGGCCTTGAGGAAAAAGGATTCCCGGAAGAGGCAATAACGGAAGGTAAAAATATTCTTCTTGAAATCAAGAGCTTCAAACACAATGATGCTTTCAACAGCTATGAAGCTTCCGGCTTTGGCTATTACCACAAGGATTTTTTAACTAAATTTTTCTTTCCAGACCTTTTGTCAAATGCGGGAACCACTTTTTACCGCGAAATATATGCCGAATATTATTACCAGTATTTGCGCGCGCTAAGTGAGTACCTCAACGCGCCAGAAAACTCGTGGATTTTTGGCTCGGCCGATAGTAAAAACGGTCATTCTTTAGGAGCGGCCTTGTCAGG